AGAAAACAAAAATTTGGGCGCTGGATCAATGATCAGTGGGATATGGCTGGCCATGGAATTCGCATGCACATACCTACCGATGTTGGTTTGAAATCAGAATGTTTAAATAGTGCCAAACACCACAAGAAAAGGTGTTTTTGTAAAATGGATACTGCCTCCGTGTTGAATCAGAAGAGAGTTTTTGGGCCCATTCAGGCAGCACTTGACGTGGGGGTAAAATGGTCAAGGTTCGTCCTTGCCATGGATCCCGCACTAATGGCTAATGACTTTGTTATGGGCTTTCGTTTGCCCGGTAGAAAGTTTGCTGCGTTTGACTCTTCCAGTTTTGATTTCACTGTTACTCCCCAACTTCTCCAAGGGGTAGCTGAATTCTATAAAGAGTTTTACAAGAATGGACGCAATCAGATCCCTACTGCAACTCTCAACAGATGTGCTGTTTTCCTTCAAAATGTGGGTGCTTCAACTTTAATTTATAATGGGTCTTTGCTTAAGAAAAGGGGGGGCGTTTGCAGTGGTATGTCACAGACTTCCCTTACTGATTCTGTCGTTGTCCTCATAGCTTTGTGTATTGCTTTTATGCGTAAATTTGGTATGACTGTGCGTGAATTTCTGTCTGAATGTGAATCTCGTCATGGCGGTGATGATCTTCTGATCGCCGTCACTGAAGCCATTTTCGGCAATTGCTCTGTAAAAGAAATCACTGATTTGATTTATGAACTGTTCAAAATCACTTTCACTTTAGACGTAAAAGATGACGAAATTACTAATCAAACTCCTTGGCTTGAATTTTCAGAGTGTTCCTTCCTTTCCAGAACCTTCATTCATCATCCTGAACATCCCAACATCTACATCTCCCGTTTAAAAGAAGAATCAATTGGTTCGGCTCTGACGTGGACAACTACTTCTGACATCACTGAGCAGTACACTCAGCTCAAACAAATGATTTTTGAGGTATATCCCTACGGTAGAGAAAGATACACTCGTTATCGACAAGCGGCAATGGCTTTTGCTCGCAAGAATG